TTAGCTCGCTCTTCTTCGTAATTGTTGAAGGCTACAATATCAGCTGCGCTAGCCGATCCCTTGAATACGCGGTTACGCACATTATCGATACCACCAAGAGCAGCTACAGCAGCCTCGGCAGCGGGGCTGATGAATACCTCAGCGTAGGCCTCAAGATTAGCATCGTAGTTAACGAAGTAATTGACGCCAGCAGCAGCAGCAGCAGTTTTATCAATAGGTTCTAAGTAACTGGGTACTGCGCTAATTACAAAGCGCTGTCCTTGTGCTACAAGAGAACCAAGAGCGCCGAAATCAAGAGATAAGCCATTGAGAGAAATAGGAATACCATCGAACTCGATGGTTCCACCAGTGAAGTTAATCGTGTCCTCGTTAGGAGAGGCCTGTACAGCTGCGGTGGGGGCGGTAGTTACCCCACCCAGCACATACAGCGTATCGTAGATCGGCTTACGCGCTCCAGGGAGAGCCTGCCAAACATTCTGGATAGACATAGTTTAAAGATATGTGGGGGGTGAGGAATTATAAACCAGGGAAGAATAGGTCTCCTTGGATACCTAGACGCTCATTGATTTGCTGTACGGTACAGGGAGTTACATGGCAGACGCGATAGGGGAACTTGAAGTAGGGAAGACCTGCATTACCCATCTGAACCGCGATACCAGGTGCTGCCGGAGGAGGAACATCAGTAACAGTACGAGTCCATAAGCCGGGGCTATCAATGCTGTTTTCACTAGAGCAATACTGAGTTCTACCCGGCGCTTCTACGTTACCATTGCTATCGCGGAAGCTGACAGCTACAATTTTGTTCTTAGGCCATACGCGCTTCTCAACGCCATCAACTGGGTCCTTGTAGATAGTATCTACTACGTGAACGTTGATTCCCGCAATAGAGAGGATCTCGCCGCGGGTACCTAATACTAGGCCCATGCCAGTTCCTAATCCACCAGGAGGGAGGGGGCCAAAGGACCCACCACTGTCGTTAGAGTCAATTGTGCTGTCTCCAAACACTGCGCCGAGCCTAGGGATAATACCGCCTTGTGCGAGACGAGCTTCTTCACACATGAGGATAACGTCGCGCATCTCGGGACCCATATACATATCGGTGATATCCGATTTATTGGTATCCTTAAACCAACGGTTTAGTCGACGTGCAAAGTTGGAGAGAGCAAACTGAGGATCAGTGATAGGAATGCCTGAACTGGGAGTACCGCCTGCGTTTAAATCAACGAGGTTACGGAATAAACGGGCCTCATTACGGCCACGGTAACCTTGGGTAGTGTTGAAGTTAAAGAAGTTACGCGCGGGGATGTACGCCGGGGCCTTAACACGAACTCCAGAACGAGGATCAGTGTAATTGATGCCGCCGAGCATCATAGCGGCCTGGAACACGTTCCAGGTTAACTGATGCTTCTGCATTTGACGGGTGAGTTTCTTCTCAATCTGTTCAGCAGCAGTAGCACGCTCATTAGTAGTACCCTCTCTCACAGTGTTGTTGAGTTGGGCATAACTCATATACATCGATTGACGAATAGGGAGAGGTTGGTAGGATTGGCGATACACTGTATAGCCATCGTCATCAACGAATAGGTCAGGTGCACCCCATTCAACCACAGGGAAAATAGTATCGACGCCTTCAATGACGTGTTCAGCAATGACAATGCGCTCAGCAATAGTCTCATCGGGGAATACAGCGCTGAGAGGGGTCGCAGGTAACTTAGCGAGAATAGAGCGGGCTAACTCAGTGTATACAGGCTCCCGAGGGAACGTAGTGTTGTCTACTAAGTAGGGGCTGCTGATAAGCGCTTGAAAGTTGGGGCTCGGAATATCTGCCATATTAGTGGGAAGTTAGTAAATTAGGACTAGACCTTGGATTTCTTAGCTGAATCCCAGTTCTTCTGGGCTAGCTCGCGGAGCTGGGCTTCTAGACCAGATGGGCGGGTGGCTGCGCTCTGGCCATACTGTTGTACTTCTACGGGCTTACTGTTAACAGCAATATTTAATAGCTCTTCTAATTCATCGGTTACATCACGCTCGCCGCCAGCTTCTGTAGAGAGCTTGATAACACGAGAACCACCTTGGAGTGCATCGGCTAATAAACTGAAACGCTCAATTAACGCAGGTGGCACGCCTCTGCTTTGTAAGCGCTTAGCACGGGTGGCCTTCTCCCTAACACTCACCTCAGTAGAATAGGCCTGAGCTACAGATTGGGTCATCGATAGCTTCTCCTCGATAGTCTCTAACTGTTTAGTGAGGGTAGCTATTACATCAGACTGAGCCTTAGTCATAGCTACTAGCTTCTCTTCGTATACCGCTTCTAGACTAAGGCGCATGCTCTCAAGGGCATCTTTAGTCGCTGTTAGTGCGGGCTCCGTTGCCGGGACGGTCTCGATCTCGGTCTCGGGAGTTTCCATAATAATCTCATCCGACATAGTTGTTTGATTAGAAATTGTTTGTTCAGGTATAACTGCGCTTAATTTAAACACTGCTCCGGCTATTGTTTGTGGGCTCTGGCTAAGTGCCACTACCTTCTCTCTATGAGGAATGAATGGGGCATTAGTTAATGCAGTTCTAACTAATACAGTTCCTCGATTAACTCCTGTATTCTTATCAGTGAAATTAGTCAGGAATTCGCCTGAGCTGTATTCGTACTCTCCCCTGCTAACTGCATCATAGGCTTCTGACTTAGGTGTGTAGTATCCCACCAGCATGTCGCCCTCAATGCGTAATTGCTCGAGGTCCCCACGCTTACGCTGGCCATCAAGTGCTTCTGCAGTCTCTATAAATTCATCGTAGCTATTAACGTCGGAGCTCTCAATAGGGTGGCCGAATGTAAGGTATGGCTCAAAGCCTAGTACATCATTCTCGAAGTTAGTGATGGCCTCTGTGAATTTCTCCATGGTGAAGGTTACTTCACCGTAGGTGTTGTGCTTCCAGGTGCCTATCTTGGCCTGCGGTACTCTTAGTTTACCCTTTAATAACTCTATACTGGCGTCTCCTACAGCAGCTGAGCTGAATAGTCTGGGGCCGTTATGCTCTATGTTGACTGGACAGAAGTCATCAGTGCACTCTCTAGCCGCTTCAACCTCGATAAGCGTAGTCTCAACCAATGGGGCTTCGGCTGCGCTAGGTGGGGTCTCTGATATCTCGAAGGTAGGGTTATCTATACTTAAATTATCCTCTACAATAGAGGTATCAATAGTCTCGGGCATAAGCGTAATTGCTGGTGGCTTCATTAGTTTGTATTAATTGACATCACTAAAGGTAGGAAATATGCAATTAGAAAGATTATTGGCTTTAGAGGCTCTAGAGCGACTTCTCATTCGTCGTATTCGTAATGCGACTATTAAAGATACCTCTCTGGTATTCAACCTCGATGAGGGGTTGAGTACCAAACCTTATAAAATAAATATAGCTTCCTTACTACAAGGTACGCTCGAGTCTACATACTATAATTACCTGGCCGGCCGTATGCTAACTGAGGGCTACACTTATACTGCAGTTGAAGGAGGTGAGATAGTAGAGTCACCTCGTGGTAATATCTATCAAATACATGGCACAGACTGTAGCTGCCCTCAGCGAGGTTACTGTAAACATCTCATACTGCGAGACTGGCACCTAGCATACCGAGCGCGGCAGAACGAACTACGTCATCGCGTAAAGCCTAGGTAGAGCTAATGGCATCGGGTAATCCAGTAATGGAGCGTATGTGATCCTTATCTCCATCTACTAGGAAGCCCATGTCGTGCATTTGCTTAATGGCATCTATCAATGCTGCTAGATCAGTAGCCCTCCCTGGTAAACGAGTTATATAGCCTGTGTTGCTGGCCAGTGGGTATAGTGTGGGGTCGAAGTTCAACTTGATTAGGTTGCCTATGACCTGCTCAGTAAAGGCGTGTATAACTGTATCGAATATACTGTTGATCTTACCATCGAAGAGCTCTAGTTGAATCTCACTGGCCCGGCCTGTACCAAAGGTAGTCTCTCTATTCTGCATCAGTAGATTAGGAATACCCATACCCATTAGCATATTGTTATCGCAGAGTGATATGGCTCTTTCGAATGAGTCGCTGAAGTTATTACCTGTAGTTAGGGCCCCCACCTGTACCGGCTGTTCTTTACTGAGCTGTGTTAATACTAAACCAGAGTCGGTGCTTAGACGCCGGAGTGCGTCCTCTGCCTGCTCCGCTATAGTAGTGGTTATCTCTGTACCATCGGGGGCCTCCTCTACTACGCCCGTATTACCGGGCGGCACTATTACGTATATGAGAGGAGTACCATAACGGTCTAGAGCTATGAGCATCATATCTCGGAAGGCCCGCTTAAAGATAGAGTAGTCTAGCACGCTAGTGAGGCAACTGGTACCCCAGGGATTATTACCCTTAGTGTTGTAATTAATGAATAGCCGTTTGTGACTAGGGAGTCGTACATGACTACCTACCACGTCTACTCTCTTAGGGGGGTCTCCTATTCTATAGGGAGGCAGAGGCACCCAGTAGCCCGACTTGTATTGACTAGCTGTTACTGTATCACCATCTACTATACGGCCATTGTCGTTAGTGATGAGCATGACCTGTAGTGGGTGATAATTAACTATGTCATCTAATACCGTAGCCGGCATACTATCTCGCGTGCCGTGGGCGTATATCTGCTCGCTTAGACTGAAGCCATACGTCATAATAGACTTCACGCAATGAGATATCCATGTCTTGGCTCTATTGCGTAGTTGGTCATCTATGAAGTTCTTAATGCGCTTATCCCCGTGTTGATAGGGCCCGACCTTATTAAGCACGCTCAGTGCTATAGAGTCGAGGCCCTGCGCTATGATAGGCTCCGCCTGCGCTGCCTCATCCCAGGCACTCAGCTGCTGGTAGGTAGGCTTGCCTGCTCGTTTATAGCCACCATCCTCAGATAGATAACTAGTGGCTAGGCCTAGGTGCTCCATAGCGTAGATAGTGCGCCGGCGTATTGCTGGCGTGGTGGTATTACGTACTTCCATATTCACCAGAATGAGGGTCTCTTAATATCAGATAGTGGGTTAGAGTTCATATTCTCTAAAGATTTAGTCATTTCTTCTAGGGATTGCTGTTGTTTCTTATTCTGATTCTGAATATAGTTAGACGCCGCTTGATAAGCGGCCTCCTGCATATATTCGTCTTGCTGAATGAACTCCTGCAATCCTATACCAGTGACGCTAGCTATTATAACCCACTTCTCTAGCTGATAGTACTTGGTATAGTTCTGCGCCACCTGAACTACATAGTTATGTTTAATAACGGGTAGATAGGGGTCAGGTGGCGGCGATACTATAAACCTAGCACTAGGGAATATACTGCCGGCAATTTGTAGCAGAGGATCGGCTATACGCTGGAGCGCGGCATTCTTACAGAATAACTCAGTGTTTATTAGGTGGAAGTACGTTAGATGAATGTTTAGGTGGCTTGCTTCGATTTTGTAGTCGTAGCTCGCGTGGAAACACCCATAAGCTTTTTTGCCTCCGCTTGGGCCTTCTCACGCCCTTTATCGTCAATGAGATATAGGGTACTGAATAGCTCCATAAAGTATTGTTGGTCCTCGACACACCAGTCGTCGGTGATACCATCGGGTTCGTAGTCGTAGGCATCGCTATCCAGAACCCGGCCATTGATGTTAACAATACAACGGATAGCTAGTACTTCTTCAGGTAATAGGCCGCACTCCTTATTATAATGCTTGATCATCTC